CGACAAGGTACTCGCCCCAGGTATCCAGACTCCAGGTCGTCGCTGGCGTGATGGCCGAAAGATCGGGCCGCGCTACGCCATAGGCGTAAGAGCCATAAGGTCCATATCCGAAGCCGATTTTCTGGACTGCGTCAGCGATGCCAGCCGTGAACCCTGACGGGGTGATGTCCTTCAGAGTCCCGCCCTCGTTCATCGCGTAGAGCTTGGAATGCGTGCCGGCAGCGATCCAGCGGTTGCCGCTATTGTCACGCCAGTTGATAAAACCCCGGCATTTGCCGGTCATCTGAGAGGTACTGCGCTTGCGCCACCCGCCGACAGGGCGCATCGTACCTTCGTACCAGCGCACCAGCGAGGCATCGTAGTACCGTCCTGCGGACTGAAACTCGGTGCCGTTACGGTACACGCCTGGCGGGATCTTCAGAGGAATGTATGGCATGGCATCACGCTGTTCGGTTGGACATGAATGAGACGGTCACAATTATCGACGGAGTGGCCGGGATTGCGGGTGTCGTACTGCTGGCTGTGACTGCCGGGAATTGCTCCAAAGAGACACCGGAGTCTGGAACCCGCCACATCATCTCAAAGTAGTCGTTTTCGGCGAGCTCAAGAATGAAGTTCATGGCGGCAATCAGCCGGCTCGCCGATCCGGTTGACTTCCTTGCCTTGATGCCGAATTCGCTATTTGAGCCGGGGATATCGGTTCCATTCTTTCTGAACCAGATATCAATTTCCTGGACATCATTAGTTATATTGATGAACTGAGCAGAGAATTGGACGTTATACAGTCCGTCCTGCGAAACCCTGATGCGCGAAGGCAGATTGCCTGTGATTGCGGTTGACGTTACGGTTTGAGACGCTGACACCTTGTAGGTGCCTGTGCCTCCCGTTGTCCCAGTCAATTGCTCGACGATGCTGGTGCCAGCCGTGACGCCGGTTCCTGTAATGAGCATTGACGGGAAAATCGACCCTGCTGAGATAGCCGATACCGTCAAGGTCGTGGTTGTGATCGAGCCTGTAAATGACGCGGTGCGCGGGTCAAGAGATATGCCGTTGCTGTAATCGGTCGTGTCGAATCGGAAGTAGTACGCCACAGAAGCAGACCCGTCGGTCTGATCTGTCGTGTCCTGAAATGCACCATAAGGTGAGTTGAGGAACTTAGCACCGCGAGGCGAGAGCAGGGTCGAGATGACGCTACTGAGCTTCGTAAAGTAGGTACGCAGCACGCCGTTGCTCTGATCGACATAGGCGCGGTCGTACCCAACCGGGGCAGATCCAACGTCAGGATTTGCCGGCGTCTTCAGTTGCTGATTTAGGTTCGTTGCCATCAGTCAGACAGGAATAGTTCTTTCTCAGCCTTGCGTCGCCGGACGAGTCCAGGCAACTCCTTGCCGCCACCCTTCGTCCATTGCATAAATGCCTCTGCGGCCTCTTCCCATTCTCCTCGGTTCGCCTTCATCCTGATAGTGCTGCGCTGCAAGTTGCCTAGCCCTGCATTGAAGGCAAAACTAACCAGAGCGTCAAAAGCGCCTTGCCGGCCAGCACTACCGGGAACAAGTCGAAGAACACCACGTTCAAAAGTTTCGATACTGCGCTCGAATAGTTTATTGATCTCTTCTTTACTCCAAACACGATTGTGCTCCTGGCGTAACGGATACTCGCTGCGGATCATCCCGGTGTAGCCCTCTTTACGGGCAACAGGTAGCCGTATCTGATCTTGATAAAGTACCTCTCCAAAACCCACAGACCAAATCGTCGCCGGGCATAAATATGGCTTGTTCCTGCACCCTTCAAATCGGTGCATCAAGTCAATGCCCTTCTGCGAAGTTTTCACTTCTTGCCCCAGGTACGAGTACCAAACCAAAATCCCAGGATTCCGCCAAGCATCGCCATCTCATCGCTGGAGAAGATCAGCTCTGAATATTTGATGATGTCATCGACGCTTTTAACCAGCTCTGGATGATTCCAGAGATAGGCCGCGAGGAATGCGTTGATCGCCACCAGCTCAAGCACGAAGATGTAGGTCACGGTCGGCCTTACGGTGCCAACGTAACTGGCGACCCACTTGTGAGCCTTCTCCAGCACCTTCTCGTCATGCTTGAGAGCCGCCTCTGTCATCTGCGCCTCGGTCTGCATCATCACCTGCTCGGTGCGGATTTCCTCGATCTTCTGCTGCGCGGCAAAGCCTTGCGCCGCCAAGGCAAGCTCTCTCTCGCTCTGCATCCTCGCCAGCGCAAGCTCATGCTTCTGGTCAGCCTTGTTCTGGAAATACTCCAGCAGTTTCGGAAGACCAGAGATCAGCAGACCGCCAAGTGTTGAGATCAAAGAAAGCATCGTTCAAACTCCATAGTAAGCAAAAGCCATCAGGACAGCACCGGCACCGCCGACCGCTACGCTCGCCCAGAACATCGGCATCATCACGGCCAGAATCGCGGCCGTAGACAGAACAATGCCAAGCTGCAAGGCGCTGCCAGCATAGGTGTAATACGGGCTGCGCTCCTTCGCCTTATCGCGCTCTGCCTCCAGCACTCGCGCCTTGGCTGCGAGAGCAAGCATCCCATCCTCGGGTTCATTACGCATCCGCTGAACCTCGCTGCGTAAATGCTGCACCAGCTCGGCATCTCTCTTCGTCATATCGTCAGACTCGACCATATCGGCCATCGCGGCGCTCAGTACCGAGCGAATGTTCTTCGCCTGATACCAGGCCCAGATGTTGTTAGCCTGAATCGTATTGGTCAGCACCCTGCTGCTGTTTGCATTACCAAGCATTGTGTTGACGGCCAGCAGGGCAGCGAATGCCGTGACGGTGACCGCTGCCCTGCCCTTAATAATGATCTCAAGCTCTGATCTAGTCATGTCTACGAAAACCCCTCAACGACGGCCCAGATCGTCGCGGCGATACAGGCTGCGGCGATTGCAAGACCGCCAATGATGATTAGCATCTCATCCTCTTTGGCCTTCTTGCGCTTTGCCTCTTCCTTTCGCCGCCGAGCAGCATGGGCCGCATCGGCCTCCATCTGCTTGGCTCTGGCCGTAATACGCATCCACACGTCCATCTTGTTGCTCTGGAAGAAGAGCATCTTCACCTGCTCCTCGAACTCCCGAGCCTGCTCCAGCGCCATCTCTAGTTCTAAAGCCTTGCCAAGCGCAGAGCCTTTAAAGTCGCCCGTCTTCGCCTTCTCGACAACTTCAATAGCCTGCGCCTTTGCGTCAAAATACTTCCCCAGCACCGGCCCAAGACTCTGCACGTCCTGGACAGTCGCAACCGCCTTCTTGACGAGGTTGACGGCGCTGCTTACAGCCGCCAGGGCGGTTAAGGGATCTAGCATTTCAGCCGCCTTTAAAGTGTCCTGCTACCCAGGCCGCGAATGCGCCGACGCTGCTGGCGATGGTCATGCCCATCCAAAAGCCGCCGCGCCCCTTGTTTGCAAGAGCCAGCAGTTCCTCGATCTGGCGCTCCATCTTGTCGAGCTTCTTGTCAATGACCTCGAACCTGCGCTCGTAGTCATTGACGCGCTGCCACATCGCACCATATTTAATGGGATCGATCTCTGCCGGTTCCATGATTTCATTCCGAGGATTCTTGGAGTTGCTGCTCGGCCTGCTCTTTGATCTTCAGAATCAGAGGCCAGGCACCTGATTTCGTTGGAAGCTCACCCAATACATTAATGATGTATTGGATTTCCTCTTTCGTCAGAGTCAGATTCATGCCTGCCCCCAAGGAGTGCCGCTGGCTTGCTTAGGAGCCTTTTGGTCAGCAATCTGTGCAGCCAGAGCCGCCTCAGTTGCAGCCTTGTCCACGCTCTCCCAGACCCACGCCAATACCTGCTGCTTGGTCAGGTTGGCATAGGGCACGGTGGGCTGGCCTTCGCTCCATGAGCAGGTGGCGTAAACGCTGGCGCTGTGGTCGCCATCCACGGCAGTGGCACGCCAGTGCGCGGTGGTGACAAAGCCGTCAGAGGTGCGGCGGTCGAGGGTGTCGATTGTCCAGGTGGTCATGGTTTTTCCTTTCAGGGGTGAGATGCTTTGTAAGCGTCGAACTCGGCTTTGAGTTCTTGCAATGCTTTCATCAGCGCATATTGAAGGTCGGTCTGGTAGACGCTCAGGCGCATCTTGGGTTCATCTTTAGTTCCCCAATTGCTTTCCATGACCAACTCAGGCGCGACTGCTTGAACATCCTGCGCCACCACACCTAGCGTCAGGCCGTGGTCATCTTCTGCTTGGTCGATGTAGTTGAAGGTCTGCACGGGAATCGCGCAGATGGTTTCAAGGTACGACTTGGCTGGTGCAAAGTTAGTTTTCTCACGGCGGTCGGATAGGTTGACATCGTTGGCTTGGTAATTGGCGATTCCTCCGTTGGAACGCACAGACATCCTTACGGCACCTGTATCATCGCACCGAAAGAACTCGTTAACCGTTCCGTTTGGTGCCGCACCTGTGTATGACATGATGATGCCGTATGGGCTTGCATTTGAGTTGTAAACTCTCTCTATGTAATTAGCATTTGACCCACTTACAAATAATCTTTCTGAAGCAATCCCAGATGTTGCTCCCACCAGCAAATTCCCGCTAGAGTCGATACGGGCGCGCTCGGTGCCGTTGTTTGTACCAAATCGCATGTAATCGCCGTTGTGCTGGTAATCAATATAG